TTTGAATCTGTTGTTTTTGGACTGGGCAAACAGAGGCTTAAACCTCTGGACCATTGAGCAAGCTACTTATGCTTTGGTCCAAGGCGACGCTGAGATATCCCTGCCAACAGATACAGTCAATGTTTTGACAGCAGTTATCCGTCAAACGACTAACGGTCAGCAGCAAGATATAAACATGGAGCGTATTGGCCGTCAGGAATACCTTAACGTGCCAAATAAGCTCACACAGGCAAGGCCGTCTCAGATATATGTCGAGCGTACAAATACACCTAAGGCTTATTTGTACCCTGCAGCAGACAAGGCGTATACGTTGGTTTACTACCGCATACGCCGCATGGAAGACGCCGGAGATTACACCAATAATACGGACGTTAATTTCAGATTCCTTCCATGTCTGGCCTCAGGACTGGCTTATATGCTGTCTTTGAAATATGCCCCAGACCGCACGGGCGCGTTGCAGCAGATGTATGAGCAAGATTTTGACCGAGCGGCACAGGAAGATAGAGACACGGCAAGCACGTACTTTCTTCCCGACGTAGGATTTTAAAATGGCTCAGGCAACGGGTAAGTTTTCTTACGCCCTTTGTGACTATTGTGGGCAACGCTACCCTTACCAGACACTGGTAAAGAACTGGAAGGGGTTTATGGTTTGCCCTGAGGACTATGAGCCAAAGGAGCCGCAATTAACCCCTTTAAAGTACAGGGGTGATGCAATAGCTCTACAAGACCCTCGTCCTGACAGAACTGAGCCGCTGAGCGTGTTTGTAAATAACACGGGTGGCGATACGCCTTTTGAGACAGTGCCGGGTTCAATGCAGCCTGCCCCTCCTGCAATTGCAGTTGAAGGCGTAGGCACACTTGGGGCGGTTACGGTGGTAATTACATGACCTATGATGAGCTAGTAACAAACATTCGTAATTACACCGAGGTGGACTCTAACGTCTTCCCAAATTCGGTTATAGATACGTTCATCACAATGGCCGAGAACAGAATTCTCAGGGACATAGACCTTGACGTATTTAAGCTAGAAGCCACTGCCAACATGACCGCAGGCAATCGTTTCCTAGTGGCGCCTAGCGATATTTTGACGCATCGATATATTATGGTGACGTTAAATGGCGAGCAGACTTTTTTAGATTTCAGGGACACTTCTTTCATGAAGGAGTACTGGCCTGATTCTACGGTAACAGGGGCACCAAAATACTATTCGGTATGGAACCAGAACACGTTCTATATTGCGCCGACACCCAACGCTAGTTACGAGGTCCAGTTAGGTTACATATACAAGCCGCAGCAGTTGTCGTCTGCAAATCCCACGACGTGGGTAAGCACTGACGCACCCGAAGCTCTTCTATATGCGTGCTTGATTCAGGCATACAGCTACACTAAAGGCCCGATTGAAATGCTGCAATATTTTGAAAGCAGCTACAAGCAGGCTATACAAGGTCTCGGCATCGAGCAGCAAGGTCGCCGTCGTCGTGACGAGTTTAGAGATGGCATGATTAGATTGCCTATTAAATCGGAATCACCCGGCCCGTAACATTAAAGAGAGGAAACACAAATGGCTATTTCACAAGCTATGGCAACATCATTCAAAGTTCAAATCCTTGGTGGAGACTTTGACTTCAGTTCAGGCACTGGAGAGACATTCAAGATCGCTTTGTTCACTTCATCCGCTACGCTGGGCGCGGCTACTACTGCGTATGCTACAACTAATGAAGTCACAGGCACGGGCTACACTGCGGGCGGCAATACGCTGACCATCTCTGCAAACCCTGCTTCGAGCGGCACTACAGCGTTCTTGGACTTTGCTGATACTACGTGGAGTTCTGCGACTATTACAGCTCGCGGTGCGTTAATCTACAAGTCTGGCGGCACTAACCCTGCAATCGCGGTACTAGATTTTGGTGCGGACAAGACTTCAACTGCGGGTGACTTCACTATTGTTTTCCCTGCTGCTGATGCGAGCAACGCAATTATTCGTATAGCCTAAAAGCGAGACCCCGACTATGGTGACGTTAGTTAACAGAGCTAAAATGTCCACCGCTACGACGGGGACTGGTACGATTACGTTAGGCTCTGCAATAGCGGGGTTTCAGACGTTTGCTGCGTCTGGCGTGGTTGACGCGGAGGTTGTTCGCTATACGATAGAAGACGGCACGGCGTTTGAGATAGGCACTGGCACTTACACGTCGTCGGGCACGACGCTTTCCCGTACGCTCGATGAAAGTAACACGGGGTCGTTGCTTAACCTTTCGGGCAGTGCAACTGTTTTTGTTACAGCTGCCGCAGAAGACCTACAAAGCGCTACAGCCAACACCGCCTCTACATTAGTCGCTAGGGACGCCTCTGGTAACTTTGCAGCCGGTACGATAACTGCGGCTCTTAGTGGTAATGCTACTACGTCAAGCTCTACTACAGGTAATGCGGCAACGGCAACCGCCCTTCAAACTGCTCGTACTATTGGCGGCGTTAGTTTTAATGGCACAGCTAACATTAACTTGCCCGGAGTTAATACCACAGGTGACCAGAATACTTCTGGAAATGCGGCTACTGCCACTGCTTTGGCTACAGGCCGGACAGTTAGTTTAACTGGGGATGTCACAGGCACTTCAGGTAGTTTTGATGGTACTGGAAACGTAAGTATTGCAGCCACTATCGCGGCGAACTCTGTTGCTTTGGGTACGGACACTACAGGTAACTATGTTGCTACTATTGCAACCGGCGCGGGGCTGGATGGCAGCGGCTCAAGTGAGGGTTCTACCCCTACTATTACCCTAGACTTAAATGAGCTAGCCACCTCCACTACCAACGGTGACGGGGACTATTTCGTAGTTGTCGATACTGGCGGCGTACAGCGCAAGCTCACTAAGGGCAACATTAACAACAGTGGGTTTAACAACGACGCGGGCTACACCACAAACGTAGGCGACATCACGGGCGTAACTGCGGGTGTAGGTTTGTCAGGTGGTGGTACGAGCGGAACTGTGACGCTTACGGTTGATTTGTCTGAATTGACGGACATGACCGATGCAATGGTAGGCACTGACGAGTTTATTGTTCTTGACGCCGGTGCTGACCGCAGGAAAGCCGCAAACGAAATCGGGCTAAGCATCTTCAACAACGATGCGGGCTTTACCACTAACGTAGGCGACATCACGGGCGTAACAGCAGGTACTTACTTAACCGGCGGCGGCACTTCAGGTGCGGTAACACTAAACGTCGATGCTACTACTACAAATACCGCAAGCAAGGTCGTGGCTAGAGATGGTTCGGGTAACTTCTCCGCAGGCACAATAACTGCGACGCTTAGTGGTAACGCCACAACCTCAAGCTCCACCACCGGCAACGCAGCTACTGCCACCACTCTACAAACTGCCCGTACAATCAACGGCGTGTCGTTCAACGGCTCAGCCAATATCACTGTAGCTGACTCCACTAAACTGCCTTTAACTGGTGGTACGTTGACAGGTGCTCTAGCGGGCACAACCATTACAGCGACTACGTTGCAGTCCGACAGCCTAGCCAACGGCAGTGGCGTAGGTAAGATCAACTACGACTCTAGCACTTACTTCTCAGGAGCCTTCTCGGACGAAGTAAACGCATTAGGCAGCACCGGAACGGCCAAGACTATAAATTGCAGTACAGGAACCGTAGTTACGGCAACACTAACTGGAAACTGCACATTTACACTATCGACGCCTAACAGCACGGGCAGCCGAGCCACTTCGTTTACGTTAATCCTGACTAACGACGGTACAGCAGGAAGGACCGTAGTATTATCTGGCGGTACGTTTAAATATCCGGGCGGCTCCATTTCTCGGAGCACAGAAGCCAACTACGTAGACATATGGTTTTTCTTTTCGCCTGACGGCGGGACAACGTGGTATGTAACTATACCCGCTAAAAACTTAAGCACTTAACTAGGCCGCGCCCATGCTAGGCTTTAACCCTTTAGCTTCAGCCCCTTTAGCTGACGACGGAAATGTTAATGTAAGCATTAGCGTAACTGGAGTTCAGGGCACGACAGCGTTAGGCACCGCAGCGGTTATAGCCGAGGCTAATGTCTTTACTACAGGCGTTTCTTCCACGGGCGCGGTTGGCAGTGTAGTAGTAGCGGCGGACGCGCTTGTCG